TGTACAGAAAGTTGTAAAAGTAATAGAGAAGAAAGATGATGATACCCCCATTGAACCTAAGAAGATTACCCCTAAGATTGAAAAGAAAAGTAAACCCAACGGAAAAGTCCAAGAACAATCCAAACCTGTTGAAAAAAAATCCTTATCGCAAGATGACACGCAAAAGTTAGATGCGTTCTCTGGACTTATCAAGTCCTTTGGTGTAGAAATCAAACCAGAAATAGTTGAAGAAGATTTACAACTAAAAGTCGAAGATATCAAACCTGTTATCGTAGAAGAACCTAAAGTTGATGAGAGTAAAAAGATAGAAGCTCTTGAAACTTTATTCTCTGGATTATCTGCACTTAAACCAGAACCAAAGATAGAAGAATCTTTACTGAAGGTTGAGAAGAAACCAGAACCAGTTAAGATACCAGAACCTCTTGTTATAGAAACCAAGACACCAGAACCAGTCAAACCTGTTGTTGTTTCACAAACACCAGTTGATATAACAGAAGCAATGAAACTTGTCAAGGAAAAAAATCTACCCACAAAGAAAGAAACAATAGAAGCAACACAACAACTTATTACAAATGTTGTTGATAACCTTGATGACATGAAAGGTAAGACAGAGGTTAAAGAACAGATAGATGAGATAGACGCATTAAGAAAAGAGTTTCACGCATTACAGTTACAAGTTCGTAGGTCAGAAATACAAGTCGGTGGATTATCTGGAAGTGGTGGTGGACTAGACCCTAACAAAATTGCAAACCACATGATACCAGCTGCAGACGAAACTTTTGATTTAGGTTCTGCCACAAGACAATGGAGAAACTTATATCTCTCTGGTAGTACATTAATCGTAGATGGTTCGTCTATTGACTCTGGAGAACTTACAGTTCTAGATGGAGTAACTGCTGGTACGGTAACTGCAAGTAAAGCACTTATCGCAGATAGTAACAAAGACATATCTGGTTTTAGAAATGTTACCATTGCTGGTAATCTTACGGTTCAAGGTGACACCACAACATTGAGTTCAACTGTTGAAACAGAAACTCCTTCACAGATTTATGAGGCTTCTACTATCACAGTTTTGGTTACCGTTGCGACAAAAGACACTTCACACCCATACTATGGAACAGGAAGTTCTAGTGGATATAAAATCAATGGAACATTCTCACCATTTCTAAAATTTATTCCATTGAACACTTATAAGTTTGACCAATCAGACTCAACCAACTCTGGTCACCCATTAAGGTTTTACTATGATGCAGCTAAAACAACTGAGTATACAGGTGGTGTAACAACAAGTGGAACGCCAGGCGCCTCTGGTGCATACACACAAATCGTACCGACTGAAAGTACACCAGACGTTTTATATTACCAGTGTTCTTCACACGCACATATGGGTTTTGGTGTTTTCTTTACTACAAGAAATCTTACAGGATTTACAACTGATAATTTAACAGAAGGTTCAACTAACAAATACGCAACTAACGAAGTAGTTCAAGATATTGTGGGTGCAATGGTTTCAGGTAATACTGAGTCAGGCATTACAGTTGCATATCAAGATGATGACGGAACACTTGATTTTACAATTGGAACATTAAACCAAAACACAACTGGAAGTGCAGCTACATTAACAACTGCAAGAAATATTGGTGGTGTATCATTTGATGGTTCTGCTAGTATCAATTTGCCTGGCGTTAATACATCTGGTACTCAAGACACTTCTGGAAATGCAGCCACTGCTACTGCACTTGCAACTGCAAGAAATATACATGGTGTTTCTTTTGATGGTACTGCAGCTATAGATTTATCTGAAGTTATACAAGACACTGTTGGTGCAATGTTTACAAGTAATAGTGAAACAGGTATTTCAGTTGAGTATCAAGATGATGATGGAACAATAGATTTAGTTGTAGGAACATTAAACCAAAACACTACAGGAAACGCAGATACAGCAACTCTTGCAACTGCTGCTAATACAGTTAAGACAGTAAAAGACGAAACAGACGCAGAGTATTTCGTAACATTTGTTGATGCAAATAATAATAGTGCAACAGCAGAAGCACTTAAGACAGATGCTGGTATACAGTATAATCCAAGTACAGATACACTCTCTGTAACAAACATAACTGCAACAATTACAGGTACATCATCTTTAGTTAATGTTACAGACGAGTCCACAGATACAACTTGTTTCCCATTATTTACTACTGGGCCTAGTGGTAATTTAGCTGCAAAAAGTGGAACAAATCTTACATTCAATTCATCAACTGGTTTATTGACTGCAACATCATTTGCAGATGGTAACGGAAATGCATTAACAACTGCGACTGCAGCTGCAGATGAAGCAACTGCAATCGGTATCGCACTTGGTTAGTTTATTATAAATAGTAATAAAAGGAAGTAATATGGCAATACCCAGTACAAGAGATGGTTTCAAAAACTATTGTTTAAGAGCATTAGGTTTTGGTGTTATTGACATTAATGTGTCAGATGACCAAGTAGAAGATAGAATAGACGAAGGATTACAATACTTTGCACAGTATCACTATGATGGTGTAGAGAAGATGTATCTTAAATATAAAATCACACAAGATGATGTTGACAGAGCTAGGTCAAACGAAACAACAACTTCAACAGATTCAAAAGACGGAAATGTAACTGGTTCATTCTTAGAAGGAAAGAACTATATACCTATGCCTTCTGCTGTAGTATCAGTAGTACAGGTTTTCCCATTTGATGATGCAGTAACAAATAATATGTTTGACATACGATATCAATTACGATTAAATGATTTGTATGACTTCTCATCTACATCAATGATACAATACGACATGACTATGAAACACTTAGACCACCTTCAACATATGCTTGTAGGTGAAACACCAGTGCGTTTTAATCAACACCAAAATCGTTTGTATATAGATATGGACTGGGAGAATAAAGTTGATGTTGATAATTTTCTAATCATAGATTGTTATAGAAAAATTGACCCAAGTTCTTTCACCGATATATTTGATGACATTTATCTTAAGAGATATGTAACATCTTTAATTAAAAGACAGTGGGGTGCAAACCTTTCCAAGTTTAGTGGAGTTGCAATGCTGGGTGGTGTTACTATGAATGGTGAACAAATATATACACAAGCAATAGAAGAGATACAAAGATTAGAGGAACAGATACAATTAAGTTTTGAAACACCTATAGATTACATGATAGGGTAGATGTATGGCTGTTAATAGTTTCTTTCACACAAACAATCTTCAATCACTTAAGTCAGAGAGAAATCTCTACAGTAACTTAATCAAAGAAGCAATCCAGATACATGGACATGATGTTTATTATATGGACAGACAGTCTGTTGCAGCTGATACTTTGTTTGGTGAAGATGCACTGAATAAGTTTAACACACAACACCCAATCGAAATGTACATAGAAGATGGTGAAGGTTATGCTGGTGACAAAGAGATAATGACACAGTTTGGTTTAGAGAACAGAAACGAGATTACCTTTGTTGTGCATAAGAAAAGATTTCAAGAGATGGACAGACAAGTTCAGATTGAAGAAGCAACAGATAGTTCTTCAAGTGGTTCTATATTATTAGAAGCAGGAACACTTGACCAGTCCAGTTCATCTTCAACATTAAGTACAGTTACACAAAGTTTCATCTTTGATGAGAGTGCAGAAAAAATTGTTTTAGAAAATGACAATGAAGGTAGAATACTTTCTGAAGAAAGTGGTAATGAGTTTTACTTAATCGTAGATACTGCAGCCACAGATGCAGACAGACCACAAGAGGGTGATTTAGTTTATCACCCAATCGTAGAAAAGATATTTCAAATAAACTTTGTAGACCATGATGAACCTTTTCATCAATTAGATAATAATCCAATCTACAAACTTAAGTGTTCACAGTATGAGTATAGCTCAGAAGTTCTCGATACAGGTATTGAGGAAATTGATGCGATTGAAGATGACTTATCTGTGGATACACTTGCAGAACAATTCACACTTGAACAATCAAGTGCAGTCAATGAAAACATTAGACTTGAAAGTTTTACTGTACATGGAGATGGTGTATTACTTGAAGAAACAGATGGTGATAATATTACCTTTGAAAATGACTCAACATCTATCGGTGAGAACATTGCACTAGAGAATGAAGCAGACACAGGTATCACTGCATACCTCATACAAGAAACCTATATAGTAGGAGATAGTAATACAACTAAAACTGCTCCATTGGAGCAAAACGAAATGTTTGATACATTAGATGATAACATATTAGACTTTACGGAGAGAAATCCGTTTGGTGATGCTGGAGATTAATTATGCTAGGAACACAATTCTACCATGAAACAATGCGAAAAGTCGTAGTTTCTTTTGGTACAATATTTAACAACATAAACATTGTAAGAAAAAACAATAGTGGAGCAATCATTCAAAAGATGAAAGTACCACTTGCATATGGGCCTAAACAAAAGTTTTTAACAAGACTTGATAATGACCCATCTTTAAAAAATAAAGTTGCAGTCACTTTACCAAGAATAGGTTTTGAGATTTCTAATCTTGCATATGACCCTGTAAGAAAACTAAACAGAGTACAAAAGTTTAAGAAAGTTAAATCAAGTGATTCAAATAAGTTAGATGTACAGTATATGCCTGTACCATACAATTTAGATTTTACTTTGTATGTTATGGCAAAAAACTCTGATGACGCATTACAAGTCGTAGAACAAATACTTCCATACTTCCAACCAGATTATACAATTACAATAAACGATATGGCTGATATGGGTATCAAAAGAGATGTTCCAATCATATTAGGTTCTGTAAGTTACGAAGATAGTTATCAAGGAAACTTCGAAGAAAGAAGAGCAATTATTTACACTCTTACTTTCACTGCAAAGTTTTATTTATATGGCCCTGTTACTTCTGATAAGGTTATTAGAACTGTACAAGTTGACCAGTTTACAGATACAAAAGTTAATGCACCAAGTAGAGAACAGAGATACACAGTTACACCAAATCCAGCAAGTGCAGATGCAGATGACGATTTTGGTTTTAATGAGTCAACCTCTTTCTTTGAAGATGCAAAGAACTTTGACCCAGAGAGTGGAACGGATAAGTAATGCCTTTTTCTAAAGATATATTAGCTGGTTCATCTGGACAAGGTGGTGGTGGTTCTTTTTATGACTATGAGATAGAGCAATCTGTTAGGTTCGATAGAGCAGATATTTCAGGATTGCAATGGGGAGGAACAGGTTCAAATACACTTGGAACTCCTACTAATGCTGATAAATATACTTGGAGTGCTTGGATTAAAAGAGGGCAATTGGGAAATCTTTATATGAATGTTCTTCATGGTCATACTGGAGGTAATGGAATAAATGCTGCATTTGACCATAGTGCTGGTGATGATACTTTTGGTGTTGGTACTTCAGCAGGTGTAGAAGGTGGTGATACAAGTGGAGTATTTAGGGATATAACAGGCTGGTTTCATTTAGTTATAGCTTGGGACACCACAGACGGAACTAATGCTAATAGATTAAAAGTTTATGTAAATGGAAGTGAGGTAGATTCATTTGATGACAGTATTTCACAAAACTTAGATGTTGCATATAATGTTTCTGGTAATAGACATTATATAGGAAGAAATAAAGCTGATAATTCTGATTATGCTTTTGATGGATATATGGCAGAAATAAATTCGATAGACGGACAACAACTTACTCCAACATCTTTTGGCGAATCAAAGAACGGAATTTGGATACCTAAAGACACTGCTGATTTAACTTTTGGAAATAATGGCTACAGGTTAAAATTTGAAAACGCAAGTGCTTTAGGCAACGATAGTTCTGGAAACAATAATGATTTTGGAGTACATAATATGGGCACTGACCACCAAGTGCTAGATAGCCCAACATTTGGCTCATAGGAGAAAATAATGGCAAGTAGTGGAAATTTTTGTACTTTAAACCCTTTGGCTAAAAGTGCAAATGCAACAGTAACAAAAGGAAATTTATATTTACCTAGTGTTGGTTATCCTTCTAATGTTGTTGGTACTATGGCAGTTTCTTCTGGTAAATGGTATTTTGAAGCAAGGTGTGAGAATAATTATGGTGCATATGACTCATTTGGTGTGATTGTAAGTGATGATTATACTTATTTAACTCAGGTTACTGGTAGTATAACTGGTGAAATAAATTGGACACAACTTTCTGAAGTCAGAATAAATGGAAGTAATCAAGGAGTTGTTAACACTCAATATTATAATGGAGATACAAAAATTGTTGGTTGTGCTTTAGATTTAGATAATAATAAAGTATGGTTTCATGGTAATGGTACTTATGTTTATGACAATGATGAATCATCAGCAAATCCTAATAATAATACTGGTGGATATGCAATACCATCTGCTTTGCAAGGAAAACATTTTCTACCTTTAATGGGTACAAATGCTGTTGGTGCTCCTGCTCTTAGAAGAGCTAATTTTGGACAAGATAGTTCTTTCGGTGGAGATGAAACAGCACAAGGTAATACTGATGGAAATGGCTTTGGTGATTTTTATTATACGCCGCCAACTGGATTTTTAGCTTTATGTACAGCTAACTTACCTATATCAGATGATATAGACCCAGCACAAACTGAAGACGATTATCCTGCTAAGAATTTTAATGTAGTTACTTATACTGGTAATAGAACAGATGATAGAGCAGTAGATGGAGTTGGCTTTAAACCTGACCTCGTATGGATTAAACAAAGAACAGGTGGTTCTAATCCTAGTATACTTACTGATTCGTCAAGAGGTGCTACAAAAAGATTAGAATCAAATGCTGATATAGCAGAAGGAACAGATTCAGATGGTTTAAAATCTTTTACTAGTGATGGTTTTACTCTTGGTACTAATGATAAATATAATTGGGAAAATGGTTGGACTTATACTGGGTGGTGTTGGAAAGCTAATGGAGGAGTGACAAGCTCCAATACAGATGGTTCAATAACTTCTACAGTACAAGCAAATACAAAAGCTGGTTTTAGCATTATGACTTATACAGGAACAGGAAGTAATGCTACTATTGGACATGGACTATCAGCTAAACCAGATTTTATACTTACCAAAAGAAGAAGTGCTTCTCAAACTTGGGGAGTTTATCATACGAGTTTAGGAGCTACAAAATACCTTGCTTTAAATACTAATGCTAATGCAGGCACTAGTAGCTCTTTTTGGCAAGATACAGAACCTACTACCTCTGTTATATCTTTAGGTACTGAAGGTAGAGTAAATGCAAGTAGTCAAACCTATGTTGCATATGCGTGGCATTCAGTTGAAGGCTATAGTAAGTTTGGAACTTACAAAGGCAACGGCAATGCAGAAGGGGTATTTCTTTACTTAGGCTTTAGACCCAGATTATTTGTAACGAAAAAATTAGGTAGTGATAATTGGGTAGTAATAGATTCTGCAAGAGAAACTTTTAACGCAATGGGAGAAAAAATTTTAATGTGGGATACTAATGATGCAGAATTTGACCCTAGTGCTGTAAATTTAGATTTTGTTAGCAATGGGGTGAAAATGAGAAATACTGATGGTAAAATTAATGCTAATGCAACTGATTATGTTTACATGGCATGGGGCGATGTTCCGTTTAAGTATAACAATGCTTTCTAGGTATAAATAGAGGTAGGAGAAAAAAATGGGTAACGCAAGAAATCTTGCAGACTTATTGTCTGGGGGGGATAGTCAACTTACAGCTGCAGATATAGATGATAATTCTATTACTGCTGATAAACTTGCTAATAGTGCTGTTACGAATGCAAAAATATCTAATTCTACAATAGATGCAACTACAAAATTAACAGGTGCTATTCCCATTGCAAATGGTGGTCATGGATTAACTGGTTTTGGTTCTTCTGGAAGTGCTTTAATTGTAAATGATGCTGGAACTGCTTTTGAATTTGGAGCGGCAGCTGCTGATTTAACTCCTCTACAAAAAGACATTGCTATACTTAATTTAACAGATAATATTGCTCAAAGTAGAGGTTATCATAATTTATCAAGCATTGTAACAGATACTTTTGAAAATACGAATAATACAGGAAACAATACAAATGTTACATTGCAAACTGGTGGTATGGCTGTAGATGGAACTGCAACTGGAAGTTTTCAAAGTACTTCAACAACGATAACAAATGCAGTTACAGAAATGTCTTGTGTTATACTATATAAAGATACAACTGGTACAGCAACATTAAATACGGATTTAAAAGTAAGTTTGTCTGCTGATAATGGTAGTAATTTTACTCAAGTAACTTTAACTGCAGCTGGAACTGGCACTGTAAGCACTGGACAAATTACAGCAGTTTCTAATAAAGTTACTGTAACGAGTGGGACACAGGTTAGATACAAAGTAGAATATGCAAATCAAGGTGGTAGCAAAAGCACAAGAGTACAAGGCGTAACAATTATATACTAAGGAAAAAAATGGGAAACGCAAGAAATTTAGCAAGTTTATTATCCACTGACGACAAAGTTAAATCAGATGATATTGCAGATGGTTCAATTAATGCAGATAAGTTAGCAGGTTCAATTACTGGTGCAAAATTTGCTGACAGTGCTGTTGATGTTACATCAAAAGTTACTGGAACATTAGGAACTTCAAACGGTGGATTAGGACTTACATCTTTAGGTTCTGGTGGACAAGCATTATTAGTTAATAGTGGAGGAACAGCATTTGAATTTAGTGCTGTAACTTCTGATTTAACAGAACAACAACGAGATATAGCTCTTCTTGCATTGAACGATACTATACAACAATCAAGAGCATCACACGAACTTACGTCAAATTTAAATGATGCTTATGCTAATACTGACAATGTTACAAGTTTAAGTAGTGTTTCTGTTTCTGGTGGAAAGTCTAAAACCTCTAGTGCTCTTTCTGGAACTACTGTTTATATAAATCCTTGGCTTACATCAGGAACTTTTACTTCAATTGATAGTGCTTCTACTCCTAGTTTTACAATAAGTTCGCCTGGCACAGGTGCATGGGAAAGTGGTGGTTCTAATTTTACTTATGTTGACCATACGTCTTCAGCTCCAGGCGGTGGTGGATATTATATAGTACCACAAGGAACAACATATAATTGGGCAACAACAAAGGTAACATGGACTGCACAAGTAGTTACAAAAGCTGGTGGTGGTGGAGGTGGTTGGAATATGCAAATCACAAAAGCTGCACCTACTATTTGGACTGCTTATAATTCAGGAAGAAACCATACAGGTGGATATGACCCTAACATGGGTTTTAGCAGTGGTACTGCTAGTGTTGGTTGGCAAATAAGGTTTACTTACTCACCACTAGAAGACCAAAATAGTATTACACAAGAAAAAAGAAATAGTAATAGTGGAACTTGGACTAATATTAACCAAGCAACTGGAAATGGTTTTAATTCTGGTTGGTCAACACTAGATGTTGCTACTTCTGGATTAGTATATGCTGGTTATTCTTTTAAAGATGCAAATCCAAACTGGACAATAAGAAATTGGTTTGCAGTAGAAACAGGTGCTCAAAATGCATCAGGTAGTTATCAATCTACGGCAACAACAATATCAAGTGCAGTAACTCAAATGGGTGTTGTAGCATTAGTTAAAAATGCAGCTGGTTCGGCAACATTGAATACAGATATAAAAATTTCTGTTTCTGCTGATAATGGTAGTAATTTTACTCAAGTGACTTTAACATCTACAGGTCAAGTTCTTTCAACTGGTTTGAATACAATTATATCTGATAAAGTTACTGTTACAAGTGGAACACAATTAAAATATAAAGTAGAATTTGCAAATCAAAGTGCTTCTAAGTCAACAGAACTTCATGGTATTTCATTAATCTATTAGGAGAAATTATGTCAAGTGCAAGAAATTTAGCAAACTTATTGTCTGGTGGTGCAACAACAATTGCAACAGCAGATGTAGCTGATAGTGCAATAACAAATGCAAAACTACAAGACGGTATAATTACATCTGGAAAAATAGCAAGTGGTACAGTAAACTTGTCAAGTAAACTTACTGGTGCTGTTCCTATTGCAAATGGAGGCACAGGACTTACAAGTTTAACTGCAAATAAAGGTGTTATTGTTAATTCAGGTGGTGATGGTTTAGAATATGGTGACGTGGTTGCTGACGTAAAACCAGTGCAAAGAGATATAGCATTATTAATGTTAAACGATAGTATAGAACAAAACAGAGTAAAATTTACTGGTATTAATATAACTGCTGATATTTATCAAGATGCAAATAGTATTACAAGTTTAACGAACACCTCTAGAAATGCAAGTGAGTATGTAAGTATCACAGATGTTAGTGCAAATGCAACAGGTAGTTATGAATCTACTGCAACAACAATATCAGCTGCAGAAACTAAAATGTCTTGTACTGTATTATATGCAGATGCAGCTGGTACAGCAACACTAAATACAGATTTAAAAGTAAGTTTGTCTGCTGATAATGGTAGTAATTTTACTCAAGTAACTTTATCTTCAACAGGTAATACTTTTTCTAGTGGAGTTAAAGTTGCAGTTTCAAATGAAGTAACCGTAACGAGTGGAACTCAAGTTAAATACAAAGTAGAATTTGCAAATCAAAGTGGTAGTAAAACAACAAGAGTTCATGGTATTGCAATGGTGCATTAATAATGAGTAAAACAAAAGACATAATAGATGAAGCCTTAGGTGCAGTGGAACTTGCAAAGTCCGAACCTGTGCAGAAGAAAGTTATACCTAGACCTAAAGAAAATAACGAAGACCTAGAGAATGATTACAAGTACCAGAGAGAGAACTTCTACAATCTAGTAGAGAAAGGTACAGATGCGATTGAAGGTATATTAGAAATCGCAAGAGAAAGTGAACACCCTAGAACATATGAAGTAGCTGGTAATCTAATCAAACAAGTCGCAGAAGTTACAGAGAAACTTGGTGACCTACAAGAGAAGATGAGAAAATTAAAGGAAGTTCCAAACAACGCACCAAAGAGTGTAACGAATGCGTTGTATGTTGGTTCGACTGCTGAGTTACAGAAGATGTTAAGGGATAGGAAAGATGACTGATAGTGTATATCTAGGTAATCCTAATCTAAAGAAAGCAAATGTCCAACAAGAGTGGACGAAAGAAGAACTTCTCGAATATAAAAAATGTATGGACAGTCCTCAGTATTTTATTGAGAACTATGTAAAGATTGTTTCACTAGACGAAGGTCTAATACAATTCAAGATGTACCCATTTCAAAAAGAGATGGTTGGTACATTTCACAAAAATCGTTTTACTATCTGTAAATTACCTCGTCAGTCTGGTAAGTCCACTGTGATGATTTCCTACCTCCTACATTACGCACTATTTAATCCAAGTGTTAATATAGCTATACTTGCAAACAAGGCTGCAACTGCAAGAGATTTGTTAGGACGACTACAACTTGCATACGAACATTTACCAAAATGGTTACAACAAGGAGTAATGTCTTGGAACAAAGGTTCGTTAGAATTAGAAAATGGTTCTAAGATACTTGCATCATCAACATCTGCAAGTGCAGTAAGAGGTGGTTCATACAACATTATATTCTTGGACGAATTTGCATATGTTCCTTCAAATGTTGCAGAACAGTTTTTTAGTTCTGTGTATCCTACAATTTCATCTGGTAAATCTACAAAGGTGATTATTGTTTCAACACCACATGGTATGAATATGTTTTACAAGATATGGACAGACGCAGAAGAAAA